CTTGATCTGGGAAATCGCCTTCGACTTCTCCTTGATGAACTGGAATCGGGCCTCGAAGTCCCGGTCTAGTCCGATGGCACCGAGATCCTCCTCCAGAGCACGGATATGTCCCATAGTGGCTATGACACGCCATCCGGGTCCCAGGAATCCCTGGATCTTGGAGCACTTTGCAGGGGATTCAACGATGAGTAGTGACATGTTCTTACTGAGCTGTTAGCAAGTTGTATGGACAATTTTATGACTGGGGCTTCACGCTAATGCGAATCCAAGAGCCCAATGATTTTCAAGACTCCGAAACAGAGAATGTCCAGCAACGGAACAGTCCCTCCCTGTCTGATCATGGACGACGACGAACTCGCAGAGGATCAGACAACTACGGGATGGAGACGAAACGGCGAGGAGTTGAAAAATACTCGCGTGTTCGGTATTGACACAGCGGCACATTTCCCTAGCGCATTCCAGACCTATCGGCCAGATCAGGCCCGCTCCTTCCCTTTTCAAATCGGCAAGCGAGCAAAAAAGGCCGAAGAATCTGAGGAGCTCCTCGCAGAGCAGCAAAAATCTAAGGAAGCCCGCGCAGCCTTTTATAATTCCGAGAAGGCCGAGCAAGAATATTCCTACAGCGAGCGCACGCCTACGGCAACACCTCAGCCAGAGCTTGTAAGACCCGATGAAGAAGTTAGCAAGGACTGATACGGTGCCTGTTGCCTAGTCTCATACGCATGAGCCGTATAATACGGTCCGTGCGAATGATAGAATCCGTGCTTCTTATACCATTCTATCAGCTTGGGCGAATCAAGAGGCCACAGATGAAGACTCTTTCGCTCTCTGCACGAGTTCCTACGGAGAAAGTCCAGTAGCCTGTTACCGAGTTGCTGGCCGCGATAGGCCGAGTGAATCGCGAAATAATCAATGTAGCGGCTCTTGCCGCTGCGCTTGTGGAAACTCGTTATGGCGAATCCGAGCAGATCGCCCGCGTGTGAGAAGATACCGTAGCTATTCGCCTTGTTACGCCAAGAGATACCGAGATCAGAGGTCGGCAGCTTTGATGCGCGAAAGGCGTCGCAGAAGATGTCGCGGACGGACTTGTAGTCTTGTGCTCGGAGGCGTCTGATATGTGTTGAAGACATCGTGTGTTTGCCAGCTTTAGACTGGGGCGCGGCATCAATTTTACTTGCCGATGATTGACCACAGACAACCTAGTAGAATATAGCAGCAGCCACAGGTGGTGGCGGGAAGATTCTCCTGTGTAGCTGGGGGCTCCCTACTTGAAAGGGGATTGGTAGTCATCAGCATTCTACAGGGGTTTAACGGCGCATTTTAGACCGGCGGGCGCATGCAAGCATACTGATGCGGCAGCATCAGTATGCGAACACACGACCTTCGGTCGCATGCAAGCCTATTAAGCTGCGCTTAATAGGCGAACATCATGCCTCCACGGCCACCATACACCCTAAAGACATTATACGTCTCCGCCCATACATACACCAAATACCGCGGCACCGCCGTCTTTGACGAAAATCCCGCAAACGGGCGCATATCCAGCTGCAGATTGATATTCACAATCTTGTCCAAGTTCGCCTCTCCGCACGGCTGGCTCGGAGGCAAATGACCGGAACCGAACGCAAACGGCAGATTGTAGTAATACCGATTCACCCACGGCGACTTCCGCTGCTCTAAACCGGGAATGAGAGACCGGAATATAGACGGCGATGTAGTGCTGTAGCGATACAGAGATCCCTCATAAATCAGTCGCAGACTCTGGAGCGGCTCCGAGTTCCGAAAAACATAGCCAGGAATCATCTCCGTCTGAATCCGCTGACTCAACGGCGAGGCATTCGGCCACCACGGAGCAATCGGCGCATCCGACCCCGATAAATCGCGCGTTCCCAAGAATGGCGCATTGTAATACGGGGCCTCGTAACGCTGCAGATAGAAAAAGAGGTTCCGCGTCGGATTGGGAATCTTCAAATAACAGTTGGCCGTATCCAGACCGTTCGTATCCACCGGATCAAAGGCATAGTGCTGCAACACCGGAACCTGAATGTCTGCGAGACGGAATCTGTTCGCCTCGGGTCTGTCCAGATAGATATACTCGGCCATGATATAGGTGTCTCCGAGAACCTGCAAGAGCTGCGTAGTCGGCATCGTGATATCAGGCACCACGGTGACCCGGGTGGTCCGGTCAGGATTTCCCTGCAGGCCAGAAATATCAGTTCCACTGACGGAGTTCGTATAGTAGAACGGGGAATCGGCAATAGGAAAATAGGCCTCCGCCCCTGCAGGAGGTGCCTTCAGACCCTGTGTGCTCCGCTGGGCCGTGCTCACATACAGAGTCGCCGGTGTTGCGAAGGTTATATTCATCTTTACAGCGTCTGCCTGGAGTGCATCGAGCGGCAGAAATGTTCCCGCATCTCCGCTGCTGAACCAGAAGGGGAGCGGCGTCGTTGCCTGTGTTGCCGCCGTGCTCCCGAATTCTCCAGGAGAAAACCCCGTGGAATCGCGTGGAAGAAGCTTGTCCATCAGACTCACCTTCTCTATCGGAGTGTAGAACTCGTCTAGAATCTCCAGAAGTTGGCCATTGATCTGCTCCACGCGGCTGCCTCCGATGTCTATGGATGCCGACTGCAGCAGCGCATGTCCTACAGAGTTCGTCCAGCCGAACGTGGGTCCCGCAAATGTCTTTCCGTTGGCCACGCACCACGCCTGGGCCGCCAGCTGGGGGGTAGAAATATCGGGCATCGTCGTGACAAGATAGAGGCGCGAGAGCAGATGGCCCTTTCGCGGCAGTGTGATTGTCGCCATAGTTCCGAGCGTCGGGCGCGTGTCAAAATCCAGACGAACCCATTGCGTTGTAAAGCGACCGGCGCGCACAAAGACTTTTACAAAATAATCCACGCGGGGTCGTCCTTTGGGGCATAAAAGTCGCGAATCCTGTATGCCTCCGTTGATAACTCGCAGCAGCGCCGCTACCATCTCTTTTAAAGAGGGAGAGTGGAATCTTAGGCCACAGCAAATATCATACGTGACAGTAGGAAGAATGGTCGCCGAAACCGGTGGAGGCATTCCACGGATTATACATCAAATATGGATCGGGAAAAATCCCATGCCGCACGAATGGATGGATACTGTAAAGGATTTTGCTGCGAAACACGACTACGACTATAAACTATGGACCGAGAGGAATATTAAAGATATGGACATGAATGCAAAGCTTCGCGCCGAATATGATAGCTTTGAAGGGGAACTCGCTGGTCGTGCGGATATAATCCGGCTTCTGGCGCTCAGCATCTGTGGTGGTATCTATATCGATGCAGATACGGTTATAGTGAAGCCCAAAAAATTCGCCGAGTTTTTAGAGGAGAATAAGGCGGGAGTCTTCTTCGCCTGGGAGAATCTCTCCAAAGCCCGCACGAAGAAACTGGGGAATCTCGGGCCAGGGCTCACCGCCCAGCGGCGTCTTGTTGCCAATAGTGTAATAGGGGCCGAGAAGGGTCATCCCTTTATTGAGAAGTTACTTGACGGTATTGCTAATGCAGCAAAGGATGGTTCAAACAAGACGGCAGCATGGAAGCGGGTCGGGCCACTCTACGTCACTCGCACATACATACGCACCAAGAAGGGTTTTCCAGATGTTCATATTTATCCAATGAAGTATTTCTATCCGATGCACTGGGGTGGTATTACGGATCCTGAGCTCCATAAAAAAATGAAGATTCCTGGAGACAGTATGTTGTTTCAATACGGCTATTCGACAAATAAATTCGCCAAGATATTTGCGAAGCGCAACCGTAGGCGGACCCGCAAAGCCCGTAAGGATTAATGGGCAAATTCGGCGTCAATCTCATCATAGGCGATTTGTAGGAGTCCAGTGCGCAAGGCGCGGACAGGGTCCCACACCGTCATAAGAATCTCCTGCTTGAGCGAGATGCCGAGGGCAGGATCCTTAAAGAACATTCTTGCTTCTGCCTTTTCCATTGCGCGGCGTGTGGCACGCATACCCGACTCTTCCGTATGATAGATTCTCCAGCCGTGCTCGATTTCATAGGGGTATATAACCTCTGGATGTCCCGGAAAGACGGAAAGAGTGTTGAAGGCCGGGCGAAGAATGGTATTGACCTCACCCCATTTCCGCCTCATATCGACAAAGTTTCCGGTTATCATATGAGTGGTATCATCCATTTCCATGATTCCTCCATAGTAGATGAAGTATTTCTCACCGGCAACGAGCTCGTTGAGAGGAACTTCAGTCATAAGCATCTCGGCTGGGGGATACCTGCCTCGGCGGGCAACCAGCCTTCAATTTTTGGCCGGCAATTTAATCCTCGAACATAGCATTGGCCATACCGTTCTCAAATCGGAGCCAGTTTATCGCATTACAGAACACTTTCACTTCCCAGTTCGCATCGAGCACTCCTCCTGGTGGTTTCACATCCAGAATGAGTCTGAGAGAATTCACGCGGCTTGCATTGAAGCTGCCACTCGGCTGATGCTCGCCAGGCCGTCTGGCGAAAGGATAGCCATAGAGGAATGCAGAATATGCTGCCGCACCGCCTCTGTGCGCCGTCGCAATCAGCTGTCGGTAATACTGTTCATCTGCATCACAGAGTGTCACGCCATTCGCCTGCAGAATCGCATTCTGGAGGAGCGGCTGCTTCGCCTTCGCCGGATTCCATTCCCTCTCCAGAACCGACGTATAGTTCGTCCAGCCATTGTTGTCACTGGTTCCCTTGCGTCTGACAAACCAGATGATCTCCTCCAAAGGGTGGTTCGCCTCCAGCGGCAGCAGAATCCGGATAGTATCGTTGCCACTGCGCTTGCCTACTGCATATTTCAGCGGCTCGTCGAAATAGAATGTCTGGATCTCGCGATGCATGAGTTCAAACGGCTGGCGCAGAAGACGCTGCCGAAAGTTGCCCTGCACGATTGCTCCGTAGGTCAGAAGCTGGACAGAACGAAAGGTAGGCGAGGCATAACTCCAGTCGCCCACCACAGAATTTAAGAGATTCGTTCCGTAGTTCAGTTGAAAAGTGGGAGCCTGAGGAGACCATGTCACCTTCGCCGCGCTCCAAGAATATGTGGAACCGTCGGCAGGATTCAGGTAGGTGAAATCGAACGTGGGGGCTGTCGTGCTCCAGGTCGTTCCAGACCAGGTTGAAGACGTCCCAAAGGTCAGATTCATAGTAGGCGGATTGGCCCACGATCCGCGCAGAGTTCCGGGATTATACGTCCAGTTACTTACAGAGGTTCCGCTCGTGTATGTCAGATTCGTTCTCGGAAGAATATCCCACGCGCCGCTCTGGGTCAAAGGATTATATATCCAGTTCGAGACTTTTGATACGAGCCCGAAGGAGGTATCGAGCGGAGTGCTGGTGCAGGTGTCGCGAAAGCCGCGCATCTGGCGCACGCATTCTGCGAACGGCCTCAGTGTAATATGGATTTTTACGATGCCCTCACGGGCGGCCGTCATCGGGAGACCATCCTGCAGTTTGTTGCGCATGTAGAAAAAGGGGAGAATGCAGTTCAGAATACCGTTCTCAGTAGGATACAGACTCGGCTGGCGCGCGACACTTATGAGACGCTGGATACTGGTCCTGCCGATGTGGTCGTAGGATACGCCGAGTTGCGTATTGTATTCTGGATAGAGAATACTGAAGGCGTTAATGAAGTCTCCGTCGATGATCTCTACTGTCTTGCCGTCGATTTCGAGCTCGGCCTGTTGAATAATAGATGTGCCGAGGCTGTTCGCGTATTCCCAGGCGAGAGTGGGCTGTGTATAGGTCAAGCGACCCGTTTGATACAGGAGCTGGGTCTGTGGATCCAGCCAGTGGTCTAGATGGATCTGGAGGGCTGTGCCCAGCATGATATCCCCTACGAGAATGGAGCCGAGATCAAAGGAGAATCGCTGGCCGAAGGCGCCTGGACCGCGGAGAGGAATCTCCTGCAGAGTGGGTGAGAAGGAGAGAACACGGCGCTGAGTGTCGCGCGTGAACCAGGTCAGTTCGGTTGTCAGAGGATGCTGGTCATTTTCCTGGAGATCACGATCCGTTAAATCCAGTAGAGTAGTTATTTCACCAAGAGGACGCTTGAGAGTCGTGGCTGGATAGGGAACATCCGTATTATCGAAGGCCTGGTCGGCCGTTATTTTGGTGACGTTAGAAGGGGTGGAGCCCTTGCTGCCTGAGCCAGAGCCCTTGCTGCCTGAGCCAGAGCCAGAGCCAGAGCCCTTGCTGCCGCTCGAGCCCGAGCCCGAACCATCGATAATCTTCTGCAGATAGGCCTTAACATCGGCAAGACTCGGTCCAGACCCACGCATTGTGTTGCTCGGTGGCGCAAACAGATTCGCATACAGATTGAGTGTAGATCCTTGACTATTTAGCCATGCAAGCTGCGCCTTGGCATCCTTAACCGACAGACTCGAACCGCTGCCGCTCGAACTGCTGCCGCTGGAGCCGCTCCCAGCCGCAATAACACCCTGTAGATATATCTTCATTTGTTTAATCCGCTCGAGTGCGAGTGGAAGACCAGAGCCACTGCTGCCCGAGCCACTGCCCGAGCCCGAGCCACTCAGCCCCAAACTTAGAGGCTGAAATGCCGTCATATCCACTGCTGATCCCTGGCTATTCAACCATGAAAGCTGCGCCATCGCATCCTGCCTAGATAAGCCAGTCTTGGGCACAGCCGCAGGGCTACCTTTTTCCGCCGACAGAAGCCCAGCCAAATATGAGCTCACCTGTGCCACCGATGGACCAGATCCTTCCGCACCATTCCCGTTCGAACCAATGGAGGCAGCGGCCATCGACCCTCCACTCCCTTGTTGAAATGTCTGAATCTGTTTCGCCCATGCAATCTTCTGAGCCAGACTTGCCCCCGCGGCAGCCGCCTGCATTTGTGCATCTGTAAAACTACCGGAGCTCCCGCTCATTCTCTGGAATTGACATGTAGTTTTGTTTAGGCGCGGTCGCCGCCACCTCAGTTCCCGTATTTGAGAAACCCTCTGTCCTTTTCAATGCAATATAGTGCCCACGTATCCACGATTGCGACCATCTCTGTGCTCGGCTTCCCGAGAATTGTGTCATTTACTGTTGCGCTCAAACTCGTATAGAGTGTAGGCCTATCCGCCGTGCTGAAGTTCACGCTCCCCTCGGGCTGTCTCTCGTAAAACGGCGCCCGCCGCTCATCCCCTCCGCGCACATCCCCCAGATCCCATGACATTTCGCCGATACCCGCACCCGGGTCACGATCCTCCTTGGCGTGATGTGTTATGAGCCCCCATATAAACGGCGTAAACAGAGTCTCGCGATCTCTCCCCGCGATAATAAGCGACTCTGCAGAATAATACTCGCCCCCAGCGTCATCAGTAATCTTCCAGCGCCTGCCCGCCCTAATATCATTCTGCGTCCGCATGAACCATATGATGCGCGAGGCCGGATGCTGTCCATCTATCCTCTTAGTCACCAGTGCCGGCACTCCGCGCACCAGTGGAGCATAATCCGTCGCCCCGAATGTGAAGTTATTCTCGTAAATCCGCGCAAACGGAATCTCAATCGCGGCCTTCCGCAACGCCAACTGCGATTCTCCGTCCGTGTAAATATGCCGCGTCTCCAGCTGCAGAGTCGGTGAAGGTATCGCGTTTCGGGCAACAGGCCGGACAGATCCGGGTGGATTCGTTCCGACCGTGAATGCCGGCACGAGCCACGGCGCAGGCGCAACCGTCGCCGCAGGATTCGAAGATTCTACGATCTGCTCCAAAGGGCGGAGTTCAAGACGAATCTTGAACGGCTGCTTTCGCATTGCAATACTGGGAAATCCGTTCCGTCCCCCGATAAATGGCAGCTCCAGACGGAGTCTTGGAGGTGTCGCCGCCGCACCAATAGAGGCCGCACTGCCGTCGTGCCATCCTGCGAGAGTGTTCTCAAGATAGGCGGAGTTCAGAGTTCCGCGCGCTGCTCGGGAAGCGAATAGAGCATCGCCACTGAACTCCATCAGCAGAAGTTTATCCTGATAGATCTGGATCCGGCTGAACAGGAAATATGCGATTCCATTTGTGTAGCCGTAGGCGAAGCCGGTTGCCGTATCCGTTATAGAGGTATAGGGGTTGATAGCGGCGACTTCGGGCGGAAACCAACTGGGAAGATCAATGAGAATCGTCGGCTGGATGAACATATCGCCGGCAATCTCCATATCGAACTCACAGCTGCGGCCGAACTCTGCGCCATTGAGAGGAGGAATGCGCCTCAACTCGTGGATAACGGGCGGCGTCGGATCGTAGCGGTTCTCAAAAGGGTTGAGGGCCTTGTCAGGATCTTCCTCGAAAAAATAGGTATCTTTGTTCCCACGGGCGACGGCCTCATATAAAGCGCCTTCGCCTGTGAGACCTGCGCGAGTCGAGGCCATTCTGAAGAGAGTAGAGAGTTCAGCTTAGGCTTGAAGCTCAGTCCGTATCCTCTGGAGCTACGATGGCCTTCAAAGCAATCCCCGCGGCCCTATCGGCGCGCCTAGGAAGTTCAATCTCCGCACGCCGGCCGTGTCTGGGAAACTCCACAGTGGCAACGACCTTCTCGCCGTCGGTGACCCACTGGCTGAGAAGCGCCTTGATCTCCATGTAGCCTGTGTCCATCTCCGAAAAGCCGATCTCCTGCAGTTTCTGGAGTAGCCGAATAGTCTCCTTCAGGCGCTCGGCCTTTGTCTTGTCTGCAGCGCCTGGCATTCTCTACAACTGGAGCTGCCGTCGCGTTTAGGCTCCGAGACTTCTTTCCTGTATTGTATGCAAATCTATGGGCAGCTTGGAGAAAATATACGTTGATTTTGACTGTGTGTCGGATCCTGTGCCTCAGCTGGCGGCTCTGCGCGAACTACGCCGCGTGCAGCCCGAAACGGCCTTTGAGATTGTCTTGAAGCGCGAGCCTGTAGGCGATGCAGAACATTCATATCTGCTGTTTTTCGAGGAGTTCCACCCAGTCCGGAACGGAATAGCTAGCAGCCCACCGAGCACCGTCGCCGCAGCCCCGTTCAACATGGCGCAACTGGATATTCCTACAGAGCCATTTCTCCCAGTCACTGGAGAGTTTCTGCAGTCGCTGTGCGACTACACTGTCGTAAATGCCAGAAAAAAGAAGGAAATACACGACTGGATTACCGTCGCGGCCCCCATTGACCGGCAGTTAATGACCGAGTGGGTCGATCTAGCAACTCCTCTTGACCGGCAGGTATTTACAGAGGTTGAATGGCCGGCGAATGTGATAGCCACCGCAAAAAGTCTATTCGTCTATCCTGATACCGATCTTCTCAAGGCAGTGATTGATCGCGGACCGTGGCCGGCCCTTCGGCTCATCGTTATTCATAATGGAGACGATCCCGTGAATTACGAACTCCTCTTGCCATTTTTAGAGGCGAATCCGACCATCTATGCCTGGGTTCAAAACAACGTAGTGACGCATCCGCGTATTCGTAGTCTCCCCATAGCCGAACAGAATCGTATGTGGCGCGAAGGGACTGCTGAGGTCGATCCGCCCATAACAGTATGCCGCTCCAGCTCACGCGAATACGGTATTCTCTATCCATGGTGCTCCAATACGCATCATTCCCGTCGCGAATGGTATCAGCAGGCACGTGAGCTGAGAGGACGACTCAGAGACATGCACCTATTTACTGCCCCACATCCAAAAGACGACTATATAGAGGCGCTGGAAAGCGCCCATGCCGTGGTCTGCCCCCGTGGAAATGGTCTTGATACGCACCGCCACTGGGAATCTCTATATAAAGGTGCATGGGCGATCGTTCCTGCGAATGCGCATACGACCTGCATGCTCCGAGAGTATCCTTCGCTGCCGCTTATACCGATAGAAGGCCCTAGCGACTTGGCAACTCTGACGCTGCCGCCGGTGAGCCCCAGCCCTTTCCATCCCATGCTCCTTAGACCGTTCTGGCAGACTCTATTTCGGAGTTACATAGAGGCATAAACACAAGCTGGTATTCCATGCAGAATGACATCGATCCCTATCGTTTTTATACATATCGGGGGCGAGCCCCCAGAGCATGCCCGCATCGCCGTGCAGCAGGCGCGCCGATGGAATCCGTCCGCGGAGATCGTATTTCTGAGCTCGGTGATTCCAGACCGCGGATACGGAGCAGCAGAGCAATGGATTGCCTTGGCGGATATTCCCAAATCCTCCGTGCATTTGCAGTTTGAGAAGGTGACCCAGCTGGATGCCGTCTGGAGAAACGGATTCTGGAAAGTAACCACGGAACGCCTCTTTATTCTGGAAGAATGGATGCGCTTCAAAGGTGTCCAGGAATGCTTCCATGTTGAAAATGACAATATGCTCTATGCGGATATTTCGGAACTCGTGCCCGTGCTGCGCGCAACGAGCAATGGCATCTCAGCCACATTTCAAGGACAGGGGCGTGCGCAAGACCGACTCCTCCTGTGCTTTTCCGTCCTGTATTGCAAAGATGTGGATGCTCTGACAAATTTCCTGGTGTTTTTGGCCGGCAACCCCATCAACAAGGATGAAATGCAGCGGGGCGGCGACTACTGGTCGGAAAACCAGGAGGAATGTTCCGTTATGCCCTCCGCACCGGTGGGAGTCAAGCTTGTGTCCGAGGACCGGCGCACCTGGTTTGAGAACGCGCGATTCCCCTGCCTGTTTGACTCGGTCACGCACGGGCAGTATGTATGCGGAGTAGATCCCCGTAATCTGTTTTGCCCGGGCCCAGGATACGTGAATGAAGACGGAGATTTCAAGGCTGACCAGTTCCTCTACGGCTGGAAGGCGGATGCAGCGGGCAGGCGCTATCCGGTGGTGACGGATGCGAACGGGAAGGAGTGGAAACTCGCAAATCTTCACGTTCATAGTAAGCGTCTTGCCGATTTTATGTAGTCTTCAACTCTGGCATCCGCAGCCAGTTTTCGTGCAGCTATTGCATGCCTGGGACCCTACAACCACCTGCTGTTTTTCAGCGTATGTCGGGTATCTTACCACGCAGCCAGTGATAGAGCTACACGTGCTGTAGTTGCATGCCGGCTGCGTGCTAAGATTCGTAGTGCGATAATAGGCAAAGATGGCCTTTGCTTGCTTTGTGCGAAGTATATCACTCTGGTCCATGGTGCGGCTGTTAATCTAAAGATATGCCATAGATTCTTTGGTAGGAATGTGTGGCATATGGTATTATCTTGGAAGAGGTTATTCCACCGATAAGGCGCGAAGGATGGTCCAAACCCTACACGCGCGCGGACCCGAGGGAACCCGTATCGTCGATCTCGGCAGCAGCATTCTCGGATTTACGCGTCTGGCTATTAATGGACTGAATCCGGAAGGAATGCAGCCTATGAGCCGGTCCGGTGGGGCTACCACCTGGGTCTGCAACGGAGAGATCTACAACTGGCGCGCTCTTGCCGCCGAGTATTCTATTCCCAATACCTCGGGCTCCGACTGCGAGATTCTCGGCGAACTCTACGAGCGATTCTGTGAGCTCGAGATTCCCTTGGCCGGCCTTTTCCGGGCACTCGATGGTGTTTTTGCAATCGTTATCGTGGATACAAAAAGAGGCCGTGTCGTGATTGCGCGTGACCCCTATGGAGTTCGCCCGCTCTATACCGGATCCTGCGACGGAGGCATTTTCTTTGCATCGGAGATCAAGGCGCTGACCCCAGCATGCCACAAAGTTTCCGCATTTGCCCCCGGTCAGTATCAGGTGCTTGATATTGCAACAGGGGCTACCCGGATCTGCGAAAGATTCCATACAGTTCCCACACTATCTAATCCCCTCTTCTCGGCTGAAAACGGGCTTGAGTCCGTGCGCGAGTCGCTCGTGCAGGCCGTCCGCAAACGCATGATGACAGAGAGACCCGTCGCGGCGCTTTTGAGCGGAGGCGTCGATAGCAGCCTGATTGCCGCCCTCGTGGCCCGAGAGTTACGCTTGGCCGGTGCGCCCCCCCTCCGGACCTACAGTATCGGAATGAAGGGCAGCACAGATATTGCCTACGCCCGAAAGGTCGCCAACTGGATCGGCTCCGAGCACACGGAGGTCATTATGACACCCGAGGAGTTCTTCGCAGCTATTCCACAGGTTATCCACGACATTGAATCCTATGACACTACCACGGTGCGAGCCTCTGTAGGAAACTGGCTGATCGGAAAGGCGATTGCCGAGCAGTCTCCTGAGTGCAAGGTTGTGTTCAATGGCGACGGCTCCGATGAGACCTGGGGCTCCTACTTGTATTTGTTCAAGGCCCCCTCCGATGCGGCATTTGAGGAGGAATGCACGCGTCTTCTCACCGATATCCACTATTTCGATGTTCTGCGCTCAGACAGATGTATTTCCTCGCACGGACTGGAGCCGCGGACACCTTTTCTCGATAAACAGGTCGTCGCCGTTGCGAGAAGCATGGGAACGGCATTGCGAAGGCCTGTGCGCGACCAGAAGCCCGAAAAATGGCTCTTGCGCAAGGCGTTTGATGACGGTGAGCTACTGCCCCAGGAAGTTCTGTGGCGGCAGAAGGAGGCCTTTTCCGACGGCGTGAGCAGCGCGGAAAAATCGTGGTTCCAGATCGCGAAAGATATGGCCGAGTCACGTGTCGAGCCGAACTGGCGGGAGCTGGCGGCGAGAGACTTTTCTGTGAATCGTCCTACGACGGCCGAGCAATATTATTACCGGCGCACCTTTGAGGCTTATTATGGAAAAGAACTCGCGCAGGTGAATGTTCCCTATTTCTGGATGCCGCGGTGGTCGGAGACAAATGATCCGTCAGCGCGAACCCTCTAGTTGTCGTCATGAATGCTGGGGAGTGTATTGAGCATCTGCTGGATCTGGAGGAGAACGGACATCGCGAAACAGAGAATGGAGAGGGCAATCCAGATAGGGTCATAGGGATACGGCTGAATGATGAAACTTACGATGGCCATACAGAGCAGTGAAACAGCGCACAGGACAAAGCAGTAGGATGTGCGAGTGTAATAGCCGTTTGTCAGCTCGTTCTCGTATCTGATAGGAATGACGTTGAACATTTTGATGCATGACCTGGGGTAGGTCAGCGAGTAAAATTTATCGCCGCGGCTGGGGAACTAGGAAGCACACTCATGGCGCAATGTCTTGGTCGCCTCGTGCGCGATACCCCGAAGGGTGTCTGGATGCTCTCCTTCGAAGAGGGTGGGCTATTTCATCTTCCTATTCGATGCGATCGTATCGCTCTGAATAGTGGAGGCGGCTTGTGCGGTGCCTGCGTCGAAAGAGAGCAGAAAACCCTGGAGAAGCTGCGGGATATTCGGGGCACGACGATTGGCGGAACACTTCCCTCGTATTTGATGGGGCGTGTCACGGAGCCCATTCCGTATTGGAGTCGTCTCTATGATGGAGCATGGTTCCGTCTAAAGATGGAAGAAGGTGCTACACTCAGTAGTGAAACCATGGCAAAGATCAAGGTTGCGGTCGATGCGGCCTACGCAGGTGTTGCCACTGTGCCGCCGGCAGAGATGCCTGGGGGCGTCAAGAAAATGAGGAAGCTGAAGGTCAAGGGGAAGCTGAAGCCGTGTGCATCGCCTGTTGCAGAGGATGACGAGGTTGAGGAGGCTCCTGCCGTGGTTCCGCTCGCGGTTCCTCCTCCCGTGGTCGAGGCGCCTGCCGCTCCTGTTCCCGCGAAGAAGAAGCGGCAGCCAAAGAAGGTCGCTAGTCCCAGTGTAACAACCATAACAGGATTTGTGCCTCGACCCGATGCAGTAGAAGAGCCAGAAGATGTTGTGACGATTCCTGTCCGTAAAACTACGATTGACGGACGGGAGTTGTATTTGGATCCCAAGAAGGACAAGCTCTACGATCTGAAGTTCAAGTATGTGGGACGCCTGAAAGACGGGGCCATTGTTGCCCATCCAGATTCGGATGCCGAGTAACAGATCTATAAAAATATGTAATCAATCTTTTTATAAGATAGCGCCGGATCGATCAAGCCAAGCATAGGCACATTCTCTTGGGAGTGAGAGGAATCTGAACCACATTTATTTGGTTCCATAAAATTTGATAGGCGCTCGTATTGGTATGGAATCCATAGCAATATGAGTGCGGCAGCTTGTTCCTTCTGTCATGAGAGTGGTCATAGAGCAAGTAAGTGCCCCGAGCTGATGTCGGATCTGTGGCCAGGCTTCTCACATGAAAATGGCGCAACAGGACGCGAGGATCCTGACGAAGATGACGCGCTCTACTCATCGCTGTCGAGTGGCCTTGTTAAGCATTTGAACATGATATACGCCAGAAGGAATGAACCAATAATAATGATTACGACGATTCCAGGATCCATAGTGTAACATGTTCTGAAGGGGCCCTCAAAATCAATTTTTTACTAAACCCTGCGTCACCTGCCACAGTCCATCTGCCGATGCATTTCTGGCCCACCAATCACGGCAAGCCGCCGACATCACCGTCCAGCGCTCGGCGGTCACCTCGGCGACAACACGCTTCACATCGACCGGGTCTGCCACGCGGAAATAGTGGAGTCCCTCCTGGGGAGGCTCGGCATAGCTGCCCATATCAACCTCAGGGGCGACGACCGGAACGCATCCCATTGCCATACACTCAATCTCGCGATGGCACTTGTTGCCGTAGCCGGCCAGACAGAGACCGTATTTCGCAGCGGCGAGCTTGTCCAAATACTCGGTCTGGGAATATGGATAGGGCTTTGCACCATCCACATGGACGAATTCATCGCAGGCAGGAGCCCAATCAGCCGCCGTGCGCCGCTTTCTCTGGACTGCATTCTCGGAGCGGCCGTAAAATACGACGCCCTTGTCACGGGTCTCCCAGGGACGGGTCGGAGCACCTCTGGCAACGGCGGCCTCCACAAGACTCGGGCGACGGGGCCAGAAACTCCAGGCGGAGCCGCCTGCAGGAGGAACAGGATTCCCAAAGAGCCCGCGAGTCCATTTCGGATCGGTGGATGCAGTAAGCCACTCCATAGTCGGCCTATCATATAAAAGGGTATCGTCAAGCCAAACATGCTGGGTCTTACTTGGAACAATATCCACAAACCCTCGTTCAGCCCAAATTCCAGCC